CGTGACCCAAACGGTTCAGAAACCAACACAGGAGTATTCGTTCCTGTTGGGATTGGACACAACCCTTTCGGCAATAGTCCTACATGGTGTAGCCTCAAGTTGTATGCTACCACAAGGGCATATGAGAATGCGAGCGATGTAGGTATTGCAAGCCCCGATGTAATCGCTCTGCATGAAGCAATGCAGATGCTTCCCGGACAGATAGCAGGTACTAACCCGACATACAACTTCTATCATGCTGATTATGGCACTCCTGACTTGCATCCTGAAGGCTTCACAGTCGTTAGCGATTTACTCATTGGTATTGCTGCTGATAGATGGACTGAATACGCTGAAGATACCCTTGAATTAGATGTCATGGTGATTGCTCAACCTGTATCCGTTACTGTCGCTCGTATGAATGAAATACTGACTCAAGCACAGGACTTGTGATTCAGTTGGTAAAGGTCGAGGGCACGATTGCTGAATTGAAGGCTTTATTTCTTCAAGCAGTAATCGAGGAAGTCAAGGAAGTTGTAGTAGATGCAGGTACTAAAGTGGTTAAGAAAAGTGTCAAGCGTACTAAATCTGCTTGGCAGAAATACATGGGTCAAAAGAAAAACCAAATCAAGTATAAGAGTGGAACTCGTAAGGGAAGACTCGACTTATCCAAGATGTCCAAAGCATACAAGCGAGGACGAAAGAAATGAGTCAGAGTGAGATTAGAGAAACACTTCAAGGAACTGTTTCAATCGGTTCAGAAGGTTATGGGATTCTGAATAAGAGAATCAATCTGAAACAAGGTTATCGTCATCAAATCCAATCAATAGATTGGTTCAACGATATGGGCGCAATGTGGATGCAAAATTCCGCAGAAGAAGTCCCTGTTGGCTATCAATTCTATATCAGCCCGTACCCGATTCAAGTCACCGATGAAGATTGGGGAAGTAATCTCGGACTCCTCCTGAATAGTGGACCTATGGCGGGTGATGATACCGTTCTCTTCAAGGCTCTTGGATATGGAAAAGAAACGGACATTATCGACAATCCTGTTATCCTATCTGAATTCCCAAATCAGTCAATAGGTTCACTTCCAAATTTCACTTGGTATAGTGACCATCTCTATCTCTCATGTGTGGTCTTCAATGAAGACAATTCTCAAGTCCCAATCAGCATGAGTGTCTACCTCAAAACCAAGAACACAAGGGTTAGCGGATTAGAGCATTGCATGGGCGTCTATCAGGAGATGGTAGAAGCACAATGTAGGCTTCTAACTGAAACGGCTGTGAACATCGATACTTTGCATAATGCGGGCTATACTTGGCCTACATGGACTTACGGCGGTACTCGGCCTGAATTGATGCTTGACGGACCTTCTACGCTCATCTATTACGGTCATAGTGGATATGGAGTAGCAGAGGTAATGAAGTCAGATGCACAATTCCGTCAGAACTACATGGACTCATCTCGGATGGTTGCATTCGATGCAGCCTTCGGTGACTTCGATGATTCAATCCCACAGTGGGTGAATATCTTCGATGTCAGTGGTATCTTCGCAGGACCTATCAGACCCAATTATCCACCGAACAAATATTACGATAATGGGAACACAATGATGCTCTAATTCTGCACATTATACACTTATTAGGTAGAATGGGTACGGATAGGACATGTCCGACGCACTACTGCTTAGATATGAATCGCCGAAACAGCCTGAAACCGAATATTGGGAAATAACCGAAAACGGGTGTGAACTTACAAATAAGCAGTCGGAGTATTACCTTCGTATGGCTAATGAAGATGAATCAGAAGTAGCCAAAGAACTGAGGGAGTCCTCTAATCCTGATTCAAGAGTCGGTGGTTATCTCAGAGTGTCCGACCCCGACCAAAAAGTACGCTCCCAAGTGGCTCGATTGAAAGGTATGATGGTCAACCACCTTCCTGATGACTTCGATGTTGAGAAGGATGTACGATGGTATATTGATGAGGGTTCGTCAGCAACCAAGAATACTAATCTTGAAGACCGTGAAGACGGACTACGATTGAAGACTGACGTAGATAATGGAGAAATTGATTTCATCTTCGCAAAGAAGGTTGACCGAATGTTCAGAGATAATGAAGCAGGTGCAGTATTCGTCAAATGGATGAATAACAAACATCCGAATGTGACATTTTGGACAAGCGATGTCCCTGAACCGTTGAATACTCCAAATGGTGAATTCCTATTCACGCTCATGGTTGCTTTGGCTCGTAAATATGCGGCTGATTTGGGCGTTGTTTCTAAGGATGGAATGATGGCTTCTCAGGACAATTTAGAGCGCACTTCTCACAATACCTACGGATGGGACGAGTATGACTCAGGACTGCGTAGAATCGTACAAGGAAAGGACAAGGGACCGCTATACAAGGTGACGCCAAATTGGAAGGAGCAAGATTGCCGAGATTGGTTCATATCTGAAAATCAAAATGGTAAAGCGATTTCAGATATTCGCAAGCGACTGAACAAGTGGGGAGTACCGAACAAGAGTGGTAATGCTTGGACTAATCAAGCACTCCGAAGTCAGATTAAGAACCCTGCACAATTACACAAGCAATTGGATAATCCGAAACACAAAGTCCTCATGTCCAAGCGTCCAAGCCGCAGGTCAACACCACCATTTAGGGCTCTTCAACAGAAGTGACCCACCACCGAATGAGAGTCCTCTCAGGGGGATTCGTCAATCAATTTCGTGAAGTAATCACGGAAGCGTTTCAGAGGATGATAGTCGGAAATGATGCGGTAGATTTCCTCTATGCTCGGCATCTTATCGCCATAGTATGAATGACCTGCTTTTGGCCTCTTAGTACGGCTTGGAGGGCATCCCCTTGCATAGAAATGGGGTATCTCCATACATCGGAGGAAGATGGCGATTCTATTCCGTTTGAAATATTGATAAAGTGGGCATGTCATGTTCTTGAAATCGTCTTTGAAATCAATTTGTGAATGTAATGTGTAGTAGGCATTCGTGACGGCTTCGTGGAAGATATTCTTGGGCGGTTTTTTCCCGTAGAAGTGGTCTTCAATTGGGATAAATTCCCCGCACCATTTCCTCATTTTACCGAGGTATTCGGGGTTTGTATTATTTGTTTTCCACCAATTATTGATAGTGGTTCTATGGAGGTCTAATCTCTCGTTTATTTCGGCTTTCGTTACTCCCTGATTTTCTAAGAATATCAGACAATCGTGTATGTCCATCTTGTTCAACATAACCGACAATTATCTCTACAGGTAGATATACCTTAACTGATTCAAGACCCGATTATAGATAGTAGAAGAATCAATTAGAACCTATGGCTAAAGGTAGCAGTGATTTAATCCTCCGAGATAGAATGCAATTTACATTCGATGCGGGTACAGGAAATCGAAGCACATTGTATGGACGAATGGACTTATCTGATTATGTGGATACAGTTGAGAAAAAGGGGCTATCGATAAAGGAAGTACGATTTCACCTTCGTGACCCAAACGGTTCAGAAACCAACACAGGAGTATTCGTTCCTGTTGGGATTGGACACAACCCTTTCGGCAATAGTCCTACATGGTGTAGCCTCAAGTTGTATGCTACCACA